TTACGTTAGATAGCAGTAATAATGTTGAAATTTCAAACGCAGCTTTATCATTAAATTCTGATACTAATATATATTTTGGAGATAATTTTAGGGTAAAAGATGGAGGTAATACTCGATTTTCAATACAATCAAATGGTACGATGTCTAACTCTGGAAACACATTTAATAGTGGGCCAATAAATTTAGAGGAAGACAATAAAATCACATTTGATGATGATGGTGATCAATGGAATTGGATTCAAGCAACAAGCGGCGAAATGGAAATGGCAGTTGGTTCAGCATTAACATTAACAAACGTAGAAGAAGGTATTTACGGTGATATAAAAGTAAATAGTTTGTATCGGATTATTACCAGTGGAGTGACAACAAATGCTACTTATATACCTATTTATACTGACTCAGCGAGTTCTACAGTTGCGAGATTCCAAAGAACGCAAACACCATCTCAGTTTTTATCAAACGCAGGAGCTATAACAGGCTCTGGAACAAGCGGAAGAGTAGCTTTCTTTACAGGTACTCGAACTCAATCATCTGATACTTTATATTGGAACTCAAGCACTAATGTTTTAGGTATAAACTACAGTGGATCTACATTTAATAATGGAGCTTTGCAAATACAAGGCCCTACTGGAAACTCAAATTCAATAGGTTTACAAATATATAACTCTACAACAGGTTCGCCTTATGGCTCGCATGGTATATTTGTTAATGGGCCAAGATATGGAAATGCTGGTATATCTATTAAAAACCCAACTGTTGGAACTACATTTATGAGATTTTACAGTAGCTCTGGATCTACTGTGGGTACTATAACTCAAAACGGTACTTCAAGCACGTCTTATAATACATCTTCTGATTATAGATTAAAAGAAAATATTATACCTATGACTGGTTCAATAGATAGATTGAAGCAGTTAAAACCATCAAGGTTTAATTTTATTGACCAGAACAAAGAAGACAGAGCAGCAATTCCAACTGTTGATGGATTTATAGCTCATGAGGTTTCTGATATTATTCCAGAGTCTATTACAGGGGAAAAAGACGGAGTAGATTTTGAAGGTAATCCTGAGTATCAATCAATTGATCAATCAAAAATAGTTCCTCTATTAACAGGAGCATTACAAGAGGCTATATCTAAAATAGAATCTTTAGAGGCAAGAATAAAAGCATTGGAATCATAAAAAAAATATTCTTATATTTGTGTTAAGTTTAATAAATAAAATATAATCAAATGTCAAAACAATTAAGTAAAGAGCAATTAGAATTATTACAAGGTTTACAAAAACAATTTAATGATTCAAAATTTGAAATCGCAGATTTAGAAATTAAAAAAGCTGAACTTGTTTCAGGTATAGCTGATATTAAAGCAAAGTTTGCTGAACAAGAAAAATCTTTAATGGAAGAATTTGGTCAGAATGCAGTTATAAACCTGCAAACTGGAGAAGTTAAAGAACCAGAAGAAAAACCTTTAGAGGTAGCAGAATAAAAAAAACATGGCAAAAATAAGCAACACATCAGCGTATCCTAACATTAGCAATATTGATGCAGCAGATTATTTAATTATAACTGACGCGGAAAATAATCTAATGACAAAAACAGCAACACTTGCACAAGTATCAAGTTTAGTTGCTCAACCGTATACGTCTTACGTGGCTAATTTTTCTCAAAACGGAACAGCTGCTCCAGTTGCTTCAGAACTTCAAAACACAACAGGCTTATCTTTTACATGGACACGAAGTAGTCCAGGAGTTTACGACATAACACCAAGCAGTCCTTTTAAGGCAGGTAAAGCCTGGTGGATGATTGCTGGATATGGTGCTGCTGAAGATAAGCAGGTTTTTGGAAAATATGTAGGTACTACGTATTCACGATTTTTAAACATAGATACTACAACTGGTGTTGCAGAGGACGTCATTAATGAAGGTCATGTAGAGATAAGAATCTACCCATAAACAAATGGACATAAGAAAAATTTCAATCGGAGCAGATTATAAATCTGGCGCTATGCATTATATAGTAGGTCAAGATGTTTTAGGCGGAAGTTATGGAATACATCTTATACAACATGATATTGAAGCTAAGTCTTATAAAATTTGGATTATGAAGCAGGATGAAGTTTTGCTTTGGAAAGAATTTAAGTGTACCTTGCCTATATCTTTGGAATATAACATAAATTTTTAGTACTCAAATAAAATGAAATCTCCTTATTCGTTTATTGTAAAACCTTATAATAATAAGAGATACGATAATACAAAAGCTTATGGTGATATAAATTTTATTATAAGCACTTCAGAAGAAGACCATAGCGCTTCTAACCGCTATGCGGTAGTAGTATCTACTCCTATAAACTATAAAGGGCCTGTAAAAGAAGGTGATATGCTTTTAGTTCATCATAATGTTTTTAAGTTTTATTACGATATGTATGGTCGTAGAAAAAGTGGAAAAAGTTTTTTTATGGAAGACTTATTTCTTGTTGATCCAGATCAATTTTTTCTATATAAGCAAAACGGAGAATGGAAAGGATATAATAAATATTGTTTTATAAAACCATCTCCAACTAAAAAATCTTTTATAAAAAAATCAATTACAGAAGAACCTTTGTTTGGAACAATAAAATATATTAACGATCAGTTGTTAAGCATGGGCTTGAAAGTTGGTGATGAAATATCTTACCAGCCAGACAGCGAATATGAGTTTAATATAGATGGAGAAAGACTCTACAGAATGTTTACCAACAACATAACTTTTTCTTTATGATTTATATATTAGATGACTTTGTAGAAAAAAACTTATTTAAAATAGCTAATGATTATTTAGATAAAAATACTTTTAATAAAATAAAAGCAGGAGATAAAGATTTTCACATACAGAAATCAAATAAAGAGTTTGATAAGTATGTTACTTCAAGGCTGTCTATGGTAGAGGGTAAAGAGATAAAAAATATTTTAAGTTTTTTTAGAGTATCTACAGACACCTTGGATGTTTCCTGGAGGATTCATTCTGACTTAAATATTAATGGTGAAAAACCAGATAGAGCATTAGTTCTTTATTTGTCTCCAAGAGAAAAGGAAGATCTTCATGGGACTGCTTTATGGGAACATGATATTTATGGAAGAGAGATTCCTAAAGAAATAACTGATGAAGATTACGATAAAATGATTAAATTAGATGCTAACAACTTAGATAGGTGGAGATTAAGTACAGTTGTTGGTTATGAAGAAAATAGATTAGTTTCTTACCCTTCAAGTTATTTTCATAGTAAATATCCAAACATATCATGGAAAGAGGGAAGAAAAGTTTTTGTTATGTTTTACAAGGTTTCTGATTATGAGTAATAAAAAAATTGAAAAAAATAATACCGAATGGTATGAGAAAGTAGATAAATTAAAACTTAAATATAATCGAAATAAAGATGGATATAAAAAACATAAAAAAAGAGATTATAAAAGCTGGTGAGTCAGCTGTTTTGCAATTAATAAAAGTTGCAAAAGAAGATATTATTAAGTATGATAAAGATGATGAGCTGGCTGCTGATAGATTAAAAAATGCAGCAGCTACAAAAAAGCTTTGTATTATGGATGCGTTTGAAATACTAAAAAAAATTCAAGAAGAAAAAGATCAAATAGAAGGAATAGATACTAAAAAAAATAATACACCAAAAGGATTTGCAGAATCAAGATCAAAATAAACTATATACTGAACTTAAAAATATAGTTCCTAAAAATGTTTTGTCTATAAAAAACAAATCTAAATCATGGGCTTATGGCTATAATGAAAAATACAATTTCGTTGTTATATCAAAAACAGGCCAAATTGATGAAATAATAAATATCAGTGGTCTTAATATAGCTCTTCCAAAACCTTCAAAAGACATAATTAAAAGATCAAAAAAAAAAGAAGATCAGTTTTGGGAATCTAAAGAATTACCTAAGCAATTAAAAAAAATAAAATCTATTTTTCAATGGCACGAAGCTCCTTTAAGTTTTAAAAATGAGTGGATTGATTATATTGAAAATGAATTTAACTACAGAGAGTTAGGTTGTTGGTTTTACAATAATGGAGTTCCTACTTATATTACAGGAACTCATTATATGTATCTTCAATGGACGAAGATAGATGTAGGGCTTCCTGACTACAGGGAGGCTAATAGGGTTTTTTATATATTCTGGGAAGCTTGCAAAGCAGATAAAAGAAGTTTTGGAATGGATTACTTGAAAATTAGACGTTCAGGGTTTTCTTTTATGGCTTCATGTGAAGGAGTAAATACTGGTACAATAACAAAAGATGCTCGTATTGGCGTTTTATCTAAAACAGGATCTGATGCAAAAAAAATGTTTACTGACAAGATAGTTCCTATATCCAACAACTACCCTTTCTTTTTTAAACCCATACAAGACGGTATGGATAAACCAAAAACAGAATTAGCTTATAGAGTACCTGCTTCAAAAATTACTAAAAAGAATATGTATTTAACTGAAGAACAGGAACTTGAAGGTCTTGATACTACTATTGACTGGAAAAATACTGGAGATAACAGTTATGATGGTGAAAAACTACAATTGTTACTGCACGATGAAAGTGGAAAATGGGAAAAGCCTGACAATATTTTAAATAACTGGAGGGTTACTAAGACTTGTCTTAGATTAGGTAGTAAAGTTATTGGTAAATGTATGATGGGATCTACTTCAAATGCGCTTGACAAAGGTGGTAGTAATTTTAAAAAATTATACATTGATTCTGATTGTGGAAAACGAAACTCAAATGGTCAAACTAAAAGTGGGCTATATTCACTTTTCATCCCAATGGAATGGAACATGGAAGGTTTTATTGACAGGTATGGAATGCCTGTTTTTAGATCACCTAAATCACCAATACTTGGTATTGATGGAGAGATGATAAATCAAGGAGCTTTAGATTATTGGGAAAACGAAGTTGATTCGTTAAAGCAAGATCCTGATGCCTTGAACGAGTTTTACAGACAGTTTCCAAGATCTGAGTCTCACGCTTTTAGAGATGAAAGTAAACAATCTATATTTAATTTAACTAAAATATATCAACAGATTGACTATAATGATTCTTTAATTACTGCAAGATATGTGACTCAAGGATCTTTTTCTTGGGAGAACGGAATTAAAGATACCAGGGTTATTTGGTCACCTAATAAAAGAGGAAGATTTTTTGTAACTTGGTTACCAGAAAAAGCATTGCAAAATAATATTATAACAAAGAATGGAGTAAAATACCCAGGGAATGAACACGTAGGTACATTTGGGTGTGACTCATATGATATATCAGGGGTTGTTGTTGGGAAAGGATCTAATGGATCTTTACATGGATTGACGAAATTTAATATGGATAATGCTCCAAGTAATGAGTTTTTTTTAGAATACATAGCGCGTCCTCAAACTGCTGAGTTGTTTTTTGAAGATGTTTTAATGGCTATGGTTTTTTATGGAATGCCTATTTTGTGTGAAAATAATAAACCACGTTTATTATATCATTTAAAAAATAGAGGATATAGGCAGTTTAGTGTAAACAGGCCTGACAAAAGATTTAATAAGTTGTCAAAAACAGAAAAAGAATTAGGTGGAATACCAAATTCAAGTGAGGATGTAAAACAATCTCACGCTTCTGCTATAGAATCTTATATAGAAAAATATGTAGGATTAGACATGGAGGGATCATATAGAGATCAAGATGATATGGGAATAATGCATTTTCAAAGAACCTTAGAGGATTGGGCTAAGTTTGATATAAATAATAGAACTAAATTTGATGCGTCTATTAGTTCAGGTTTAGCTATAATGGCAAATCAAAAACACCTATACACTCCGTCTAAACAAAAATCGAAAATAAGCATTAACTTTGCAAGATATAATAACACAGCTTCGGTTAGTCAATTAATTAATAAATGAAAGATGTAAAAATACAAGTTAACTCGGCTGCTTTTCCTGATCAATTTGAATCAGATTCCGTTAAAGATACTATGGAGTTTGGCTTGCAAGTAGGTCAAGCGATTCAGTACGAGTGGTTTAGAAAGGATAGTGGTTCGTGTAGGTTTTATAATCAATGGGCTGACTTTAATAGACTTAGGCTATACGCCAGAGGAGAACAGTCTATAGCTAAATATAAAAATGAAATAGCAGTAGATGGAGATTTAAGTCACTTAAATTTGGACTGGACTCCAGTTCCTATAATACCAAAGTTTGTAGACATAGTTGTAAACGGAATGTCTGATAGGCTTTTTAAAGTAAAAACTTACGCTCAGGACGCTATGTCTGCTGAAAAACGTAGTGTTTTTCAAGACATGGTTCAAGCTGACATGGTAGCAGCACCAGTTTTAAGGCAGTTAGAAAAAGATTTTCAAATACCTGTTTTTAGTGTAGCTGAAGAAGAGCTACCTGGAAGTGATGAAGAGCTTGAGCTATATATGCAAATGAAATACAAACCAGCTATTGAAATCGCTCAAGAGGTTGGAATAAATACTTTGTTGGATGAAAATCATTACCAAGACATAAGGAAAAGAGTTGATTATGATCAAACTGTTTTAGGTATAGGAATATGTAAACATATGTTTTTGCCTGGAACTGGAGTTAAAGTTGACTATGTAGATCCAGCAAATGTAGTTTATAGTTACACTGAAGATCCTTATTTTAAGGATAATTTTTATTGGGGAGAAATAAAAACAGTTCCTATTGGGGAGCTAATTAAAATAGATCCAGACCTAACTCTTTCTGATTTAGATGAAATTTCTAAATACAGTCAATCTTGGTATCAATATTATAATAACGCTCAAGCTTATAATAATAGTATGTTTCATAGAGATACCGCTACATTATTATACTTTAACTACAAGTCTACTCACTCTTTTGTTTATAAAAAGAAAAGAATGTCAGATGGAAGTTTTAAGACTGTAGAAAAAGATGATCAATTTAATCCTCCTGTTGAAATGCAGGAAGAGGGTAAGTTTGAAAAAGTTACAAAAAGAATTGATGTTTGGTATGATGGAGTGATGGTTATGGGTACTAATATAATGCTTCAGTGGAAACTAAGTGAAAATATGGTTAGACCTAAATCAGCCAATCAATATGCAAGGCCGAACTACATAGCCTGCGCTCCACGAATGTATAAAGGTTCTGTAGAATCTTTAGTAAGAAGAATGATTCCGTTTGCTGATTTAATCCAAATGACTCATTTGAAAATACAGCAAGTAGTTTCGAGGGTAGTTCCTGATGGAGTTTTTATTGATGCTGATGGATTAAATGAAGTGGACTTAGGAACTGGAAGTGCTTATAATCCAGAAGATGCTTTAAGGCTTTACTTTCAAACAGGTAGCGTTATTGGTAGAAGTTTTACTCAAGACGGAGAGTTTAATAACGCTAAAGTTCCTATAACTCAATTAACTGCTTCAAGCGGAGCAGGTAAAATGCAAATGCTTATAGGTAATTATAATCATTATTTAGATATGATCAGGTCAGTTACTGGACTTAACGAAGCTCGTGATGGTTCAAGTCCAGATCCCAACTCTTTAGTTGGCGTAAATAAATTAGCGGCATTAAATTCTAATACAGCGACAAGACATATTTTACAAGCAAGTTTATATATGACTCGAAGTTTAGCGGAATGCTTATCAATAAGAATGGCAGATATATTAGAATATGCTGATTTTAGAGATGAGTTTGCTATGCAAATTGGTAAATATAATTTACAGATTATTGATGAAATAAAAAATCTTTATTTATATGATTTTGGAATATTTATAGAAATGTCTCCAGATGAAGAAGAAAAAGCTATGTTAGAGCAAAATATACAAATGGCTTTGTCTCAAGGAAATATAAGTTTAGAAGACGCTATTGATATTAGAGAGATACATAATTTAAAAATGGCTAATCAATTACTGAAACTAAAACGTAAACAAAAAGAAGAAAGAGAACAGCAACAAGCAATGCAGCAACAAGAAATGCAAGCTCAACAGCAAATGCAAGCTCAAGAAGCTGCGGCTCAACAGCAAATGCAAATAACTCAACAAGCAGCTGCAACTAAAATGGAAACAATGACTGCTGAATCTCAAATGGCAATTCAAAAAATGCAGATGGAAGCTCAGTTAAAAACTAAATTAATGGAGGTTGAGTTTAATTATCAAATGCAATTAAAAGGAGTTGAGGAGTCACAAATAGATAAAAGAGAAAAAAACAGAGAGTCTGAAAAAAATAAAAGAATAAACCAACAATCTTCTAATCAATCTAAAATGATTGAACAAAGAAAACGTAATTTACCTTCTATTAATTTCGAGTCAAATGAAGATAGTTTAGATGGGTTTGATTTTTCTGAATTTAATCCAAGATAATATGCCTACAGTTAAAAAAAAAAGAAAAAAGCATTTAAGAAATCTTGACCGAAATAAGTCAGGCAGGAAAGCTACTGTAAAAATGGCTACATATAGTGGAGATAGTAAACGTAAAAACTACGCTGCGCCTACTATTACATTTAAGGGTAAAGAAAAAGCAAGGCCTCAAAATTTTAATCAGGCTTTAGCGGCAGGCGAAGTTTATGAGTTTAAATCAAAAAAAAGAGCCGAAAGATTTGCAGCTGGTTCTTGGAAGAAAGGTAAGGCAAAAAGAGAGGCTATGAAGGCTTATAG